ACATGGGATGTTAGTCGTATTACTAACATGGATGAGCTTTTTCAACATAATACTTTATTCAATGAAGATATTTCAGATTGGGATGTAAGTAAAGTAATGTTTATGAAAAATATATTTGATGGCGCATCTTTTCGTCAATCTCTTAAAAAATGGAATGTATCTGTTTTAATTCATTTTGGATGTCAACATAGTAACATTTCAGAATTATTTAAACTGCCTTATTCGCTTCAAGAATTAGACATTACCGGTTGTCCAATTACTACATTGGATTTTGATCTATTGAATCCAAGTTTTAAAATTACGGGCGCATCTAACTTAGATTCTACGACAAAAGGTAAATTGATTCGGTTTTATGACCATCTTATTAAAACAAACCCATCTTTATCTACTATAGTAGATCAATTGGGTGGTAAAACAAAACGTAAACGTAAACGATTTAAAAAAACAAAAGTATATACAAAAAAAAATCATTAAAATATCAGGATTTTGGAAAAATGATACAACCTATGGTTTATAAACTTATTTAAGATCGCCGTGTTCTTTTTTTACGTTTACTTTTACTACGAGATTTATACGTTTGTTTACCACCAGAAAATTTTCTTATTTCATCCAATGTTGTTTGGTTAAAAGGAGCCCATGTTTCATCTATTGTATCATAGGGTAAAGCATTAATGTTTATTGAACCTTCTATAGGTATCATTACACCTATTTTTGTTTCTGTTTTTTTATTAACACGTATTAATTTTTTACCTAATTCAGTTTTAGATTTAGGTTTATAACTAGTTGTTACATGTAAATCTTGATTTTCAAATAACCTAAATTGTAAATATGATGTAGGATATTCTGTTGTGTTAAGAGGGTTTAAAAAAGAAGATTGTTTTTCTTTTGAATAATGATATTTACCTACATACATAAATCTTTCGGTAGTTCCTGTATCCTTTTTGGTATCATCACGTTTTACTAAGAATAACATGATGACTTGTCCTTCTTTAGGAGGCGTTGAAAGGTTAAATTCTTGCATACAATTACTTATAAAACAAATTTCTTTGTTATAATTAATCGGTTTTTAATGAATCTAACCAATCAATGACGTCAGAATTTTGTTGAATAGCGTCTGCGACAATTTCTTCATCGTCCCATAATTCTTCCGCAGCGTATTGAATTGCCATTCCATCTTCACGAATCGCCGCCAACACAATTCGTCGGTTTCCGCGCACGTCATTTCCCAAATATCTAAGAACCGACCCCTTACGTTGAACTAATTCTATAGCAAGTTCTTCATCATTTTGTAATCGTTCGCTTGCATACTTGATATTGGTTACATTAAATGTAGTGGCTGCGCGTACAACATCTATGTCATCTTTAAATTTACGTTGTGCATTTTCTAGAATTGAATCATACCGATCGCCGTTTTGTTGTATGAGTTTGATTAATCCGTCTTTGGACGTCTCTTTCTCAATTAGACGCATGACTAAAATAAGATTCATGTCGGTATTGTACATATTTTATTAAAATTATTCATTTCAATTTTATAATTTAATAGTATGGCAAAAAAAACAATTGGATTAGAAATTATAATATTATTCATGTTATTTTTTATGTTTACTATTTATCTTGTAAATACATTGAAACCTAGTTCAGGAACAATTGTAAGTTCGCCAGTACAACTCGTCCCAGTCAATGTTGAAACACGTGGATTATCCCAATCCTATTATCAAATGGGTATTTTATCAAGATCAAATGATACTATTTTACCATTAATGGGTCGACAATTGTTTACAAACAAATGGCAATACTATGCCATTTCAAATACGGGAAGTATCAATACAAAACTTCCTATTGTAATCAATGGAAAAAAAGGATCGAGTGAATATGGATGCGATCAGTTAAGTAATGGAGATGTTGTTTATGTAGATGGATACCAAGATACATTTTACACAACATTATATGAAGGTGAAAAACTTCAATACATTCCATATGTTTAACTTGTTTCCAACATTTTAAAAGGAAGAGGATTCATCATAGAATAACTTTTGTGTATTCTACCCATTCTCAAATAAGATTCATCCATGTCATCTATGTGTTGTTTGGGTGTATTACTTGTAAGAATAAGTACTACACCTTTATAAAAAATCATATCATCTAAAAACGTAGACCACGTTGATTTATTATGAACTAAAATAGGATTTTCAGTATAATTTTTATTAGGTGTTGAAATATGTATTTTTTGAATTAATTCATCAATTTCTTCAATGACAATAATTAATGGTTCATTATCACGATTAATATCTGTAATTAACGATGATAAATGATCACCAGGGTCACCTGGATTAAACGTATGACAATAAATACCCTCCATTTGTTTTGCCAATAAGTAACCAATTGTACTTTTACCAGCACAACTTACACCATGAATAAAAATAGTAGCCCGTCCAAGTTTATTGTAAATAGAAATAATATCAGATACAATTTCTTGTTGTTGACCAATGGGTTGAATATGACTAATGTCTAACGTCATTCTAAAATAATAAAAATTTTTGTAAGCACCTTTTCTTGTATATACTACAATTTTATTACATGTTGTTTCTTTTTCAATGACTTGTATTGGTTGTTCAGACGTATCAACATGAGTTAACATTTTGTATATTTTAGGTATGGTAATAATATACAAAAGATCATCTACATTTATATTAATATATCCAATTGCATATCTACTAATAAAATATCCATCTTGAATTTTTTTACCATTCATAATCTTTGTTGAAAGAGTATAAATGTAAGGAGACAATTTTCTAAACACAGGACTCATAGTTTCTTTATCACCTTGAAACGTATAAAAATGTATATTTAATATTTTTAATGCCATAAGACCAATAAGACATGGGTTTATGTAATAGGCAACATAACCTAATACACATTGAGTTGTTGTAAGCGACATAGATAATAGTATTGCTATCTATTTAAACTATTTAATGTGTATTTTTTTTATTATTGTATACCATTTTAACATCATCTATCATTTGTGATGGATTAATTATTTTTTTTTGTTTATTATAATATATAGGATTTATATCGCATGAAAATGAAAAATTACTTGCGTTTATACTTGGATCATCTATATTAAAATTAATTGTTTTTCCATTCCAATTTTTACAAGATTCTCCTAAATGGATACACATCATATTTAAATTTGAAAAATAATTAAAATTATCATGTCCAAAGCATAAATCTCCTTCAGATGCATTTGTTAAATTAGCACGATGAAATATTTTTTGTTTATATAATTGAAAATATCCAATCACACAAGGAGGGCGATCTTGTAAATAAATAATATTATTAAATGGATATGTTGATACATTTAAATCAAGATTATGCATATCCGAAGATTTTATACAATTTATACGCAAACATCCATAAATACAATTTCGATGTAAATTAACAGATAACAATAATGTCTTAAAATTAGTAGGCAAAATAATATCACTATCTATATTTAAATACCAACATTCTGGATGTTCTTTATAAGCAATAGTTTGTATAACATTTAATCCGCCATATTTATCAAACGTTTTATTATTATTTTTAAAATTAAAAAAAACTACTTTTACATTATTAAATTGTTTACAAAACTCGATGGTAGATGTATCGTCTTCTTGGGTTACAATATAAATACATCTGAAATGAACATGATTTACTGGCAACATAAATTGTAAAGTATCCATGTATTGGTACGAAACACATAAACCAACTATGTTCATGAATAAAATATATTATTAATTTACTTTAATATTAAACTAAATGAATACATAAAGTATGGATAAATTAAATTTAAAACAAACTATCAAGGAATGGGTTAAATTAGAAGATGAATCAAAGGCATTAAAACAACAATTGCGTAAAATAAATTATGCTAAAAAAGAAATGTCATCTAAATTACTTGATATCATGAAGGATCAAAAAATAGACGAGGTAGATTTAAATAACGATGGTAAACTGATCCGCCAATCTAAAAAAGTAAAACAACCTCTTAATAAAAAATCATTGCTTTTAAATTTGTCCAAATATTATAACGATGAAACAAATGCGGTTAAAGTAACTGAATTTTTATTAAATTCACGAAATGAAAAAATAACAGAAACTTTATATAAAAAATAAAATTGAATTTACAAATTTTAATATACATTTAAAAAATGATGATTTTACCAACCATTTTAGAAGAAGAAGAATGGTTTATGATTCCATTTATTTAATACGTTTTGATTTGCGTTTTATTTTTCTATGTTTAGGAATGATGGTACAAGAACTTGTTACTCAACAACCGCTATTTTAAAATAATATGAAATATATATTTAAAGACAATTAATTATATAATGTATCTTCTGATAGCTCAGTTGGTAGAGCGATGGACTGTAAATCCACAGGTCATGAGTTCAAATCTCATTCAGAAGATCAACATTGTTTCCGTAGCTCAGTTGGTTAGAGCGTGCGACTGTTAATCGCGAGGTCATCGGTTCAATCCCGATCGGGAACGTCAAAAAAAATGAATTTAAAAATATATATATATATGTAAAACATGTTTTGTTGGAAGGATTATTCAACAAAACAATTATATATATCAGATACATTATGTGTTCAACCTAACGATTGTATTACATGGGATACACGTAAAAATTATGTTCAAATTATAGACATTTTTGGAAATGAAAAAGAACCAGTAGGGTTTGAATATGAATCGTATCAAGATGGAAAATGGAGTGGGCGTAAATTTATTCATTTAAACAACATTCATCTTGATACAATTATAAAAGATGAAGCACCAGTTCATCCAACTATGCCTGGAGATGTTACATTAACGAGTCCGCTTACTATTCTTGAAGTACGACATCAAATTATACAAATGTGTTGGGACAATAATTTGGATGGTAAATATGATTATTGTACCTATTATTGTTCTAAAGACGATAATAAATTTAAATTGTGTATTTCACGTCTAGGTTCAGGACATCGCATTGATATTTATTATGTATTTGGTGACATAAATACTATAAAAAAATATATTCATTTACTTCCTTTTTACATAAAGAATTAATATAATTATATATATATGGATTGGAAAACGGATTATGCGGTATGGGCAAACTATTATGATACAACTTATCCTAGTACTTTTGTAAAAAATTGTAATGCATCTAAACAAAAAATTGAAATATTCAAACCAATAAATAATTACATTGAAACTATGGAAAATCCTTTCAAATCATCCTGGCCTCTTCATACAACTCCCCATTCAACCGATTATCCTTATCTTATGAATAAATTTTGCGGTGTAAAAGGATGTAATTGGTGGTTGTTTCCGTGTATGAATCACAATGAACCTGAATATATGGGTATGTTTTTGAATGGCATTGTTACACTTAAATTTAAATTGGGAGAACCTTACAAATATACCAAATGTATGTCAGAAGATCGTATTGGTATCTTGGTAGAATCAGAAGAACATTTGTATCATGTATATGTAGATGAAGAGGCAAAACTATTCATTGATGAAACTACCAATTTATGTATTGGACAATTAAATATAAAAAATAGACTATGGGATGGTACGGCATCATTGGACACCGACACGATTCATTCGTTGTATGCTTATTCCGTAGGTAAACCTCGCGATTGGCATCATTATTCTGAAAAATAATTTAGAGTCGTTTAAAATACATTTTTTTTAACAAATACCATGTTCTTTATAAGGTAACCATAAAAGTAAATACATAACAAAAAACACCATTTGAATATTAACAATCCAACACCACATAGATGTAATTGTTTTATGTTTAGAATAAATCATAATACTTATTAGATACGTTAATACTATGTATGCTAAATAAAGCCACATTTTATTGTATACAAATGAAAAAAGAAAGAAGAAAAACCAAAAGATATAACTATATGTAACTACATTATCATTTACATAATTCCATTTTAAATGACCATTTGTACTTACTTCAGAATAAATATTTTTTGATTTAAGTAAAATATAATAAATGACAATAACAGATGAATAAATCATCATAAGTAAATTTCTTAATGATGTATCTTTTACCATGAGTAAACTAGCCAATGGTTGACATATTATCAATAATAATGCCATAAGAGAAAATACATGATTGTATGAATTGTGTAAATTTCTCCAAATAAAAAATTCAATTAATTGCATAAAAATAAAAGAAAATATAAATATACACATTGGAATAGAAAAAAATTTTATTTTATAAGGTGTATAAGCATTGTTATACATAATCAATAATAAAACAAAAAAACTAAATAAAAATGTGTTCAAAGATACATGTTCATTCCAACACATATAATTTAATTTTATTTTTTTGTAAACAATCTAATTAATCAACCAGTTTTGTTTGAATTTTTTGTCGTCTTCGGAGAACATTTTTAGGGACACGAGGTATAATTTCGTACTGAATCATACCTTCATAATATAAAATACGATCGTCAATATATTTATCATGACTATCTGAAAATGAATAGAATATCCTTAGATAGGGGATGATTTCAGGTATACATTCCGTAGGCGCCTTAAAACTATCATCAAGTTCTTGAATACGTTTAACGTAACATGTGGAATCTTCTTTCAATTTCATACCCTTATTAATAACAAATCGATGCATTTCGTGTTCTCGGAAGTTATCCATTTTACTTATATTAAAATGATAAAATAGTTTCAATTTATCTACGTTTTGATTTGTCTGCGTTTTTAACTTCGTATTGACCATTTAGAATAAGAAACATTTTATTTAATTTCATGTTTTTTAATGTCTTTGAACATGAGCCAACATTTTTCATAAGCTTGTTCAATGATTTTTAAATTAGATATCATAGGAACGTCCAGTTTTACTGAATCACAGCATAACGTAACGGCTTCATAAATTAAAAATTTACGACGTTCTTTGGATGCTGGTACAAAAGCAATACTAAATAAATGTAACAATGCCTCAATGATTTGTTTACACAAAGCATGTGTAGTATAAATAAGAATGGTATCCCATACAATCCATATACCATCACTTTTATGTTTTGAACTATAGGAACGTTCAACGGCTACACATTTGTGAGCATTTGTAAATTGTATAATCCATTCTACCCAATAACATGCTCCCATTACATTTTTAGAATGAAGCATGTAACCAAATTCATTCATAGCTACAATTAATTCACGTGGATCAGCTGGATTGAAAGCTTTATTAAATTCAATGGTGGGTGCTAACAATTTGCTTTTAGGAATACCACTTTCTTTTGATATTTGTATTGCTTCGTAACTATGACTTCGTGCCGAAGTACATAAAACACATACTATTTCTATAAACAATTTACGAATTTCTAAATTATTTCGTAAATTTAATTCATTCACATTTGCGGCTGTCTTTTTGAATAATTGAAATCTCATGTCTAAATAAATAGGAAGTTTGGGATTTCCAATATGAATATATTTAGCATAAAAAAATAAAATTAATTCCCATACATCTACAAATAATCCACTACATATAAGTTCAGTTGTCCAATAACAGCATGGTTCAATGGATGCCTTAACCATAGATTTTATCCATTCCTTTTTAACATCAGTACGCTTGTATTTTGAAAACGTGATTGTTTTGAATTGATCTAATGTACGAATGTCTTCAATAATGTCCATAATTCATTTATTTAATTTTTTTTCATATTTATATCTTAAATATAAGTAATATGTTGAGCACCATTTTATTATTCATATGTATTATTTTATCTATCTTAACGTTTTTTTCAAAACGAAAAGAGCCCGTTATTGAAACCATTCACGATTATGATTATGCCTCTATGTGTGATGTTCTTACATATGATCAAACAAAACATGACAATGAAATAACTTTTTTAAATACATTCCTATCTTCATCAAGTGTTGTTTTGGATGTTGGATCAGGAACGGGACATCATGTAAATTCTTTAAAAAATACTTCCATCATAGGCATTGACAATGATGCGTCTATGATAAAATTTTCTAGAAAAACGTACCCGCATGAATATATTTATGGGGATGCATTAAACGCATCTATGTTTTCATCTGAATCGTTTACACACATTTTATGCTTATACTACACTTTGTATTACATGAAAGATAAATCTTTATTTTTTAAAAATGCTTATCAATGGCTTATGCCAGGTGGTTATTTGATTGTTCATGTAGCAGATGAATGGGTTTATGGTCCTACCTCTACTTTGAAAGGAGGAATTACTTATACTTCTACACTTAAACATACAAAACATCGTGAAGTTATTTCTTATAAACATAAACAAATTCGTAAAGAAACATATATTTACATGGAGCCCATTTCAGACATTCAAACATTAGCTTTGAACGAAGGGTTTACTTATGATTCTAGGTATGTGTATGGAGTGCCATATCAAAATCAATATTTGTATGTATTTAAAAAAAAATAACAAATGTCATCTGGTGATGTAACATAAACAATAGAAAATACACTTTTACATAAAAATTGAACTTGATTCATCTAAAAATAAAATAAAAAAAATGCAGTCCATGACCAACGCAATTTCTACACTTCAACGTGATACAGAAATTGCATTTGCCTATAATGTATATCGTGACGAGTTTTCATTTTTCAACAAAAAAGACATGACCACAAACATAAAAAAATGGAAAAAAGAAATTCATAATCGTAAAATAAATATTGGGTATGAAAATTGTGCAACTGCCATCATAGATGGTAAAACATATTACACCTTTGTAATTCAATATCCAAATGACGATATTCCAATTGATCCAACAGGATATTATTGGCATGGATCAAGTTTTATTGTCAACGGAATTATTTATTATTTTCGACGACGAACCAATCGTGATAATATTATTCAATGGTTAAATGAAGTTACCATGTAAAATAAGGATCATTGATAATTTGCCGAAGAATAAGTTGAAGTGCGCGATTCTCCATGTTATTTTGATTTTTTTGTTTAGCGGATGCTAATGTAAATAAAGTACATGTTTTTCTAACAGGTAGTTGTAAATTAAAATAAACCTTACATTTTTTAATAGAATTTGGTTGATGTAACACGACATTAAAATCGGTAAATAATAATGATGTGTCGTGTATTGTAACATTGCCTACTAACCAATAAGATCCATTTTTAAACGTGGATTTTTTAAGTAACGTCATATATCGTTGAGTTGGATGAATATCATGAATTGTTATTTGATCAAAATGAATGCGTCCCAAAGTACACATTTTTTAATTAAAAAAAAGAAAATATAATTTCAATTTAAATACCGATTTATATAAAATAGAATGAGCCGAGTAGAACAAATGAAAAAAATTCAGAGGGAAGCATTAGATTTATTTACTAAAAAAAATATTGATTATGGTGACGCATTTGCCAAATATGGCGTAATTGGTGTTTTAATGCGAATAGAAGATAAACTACAACGTTCCATGTCCATCACAAAAAATGGAGTGAATTTAATCAATGATGAAGGAATTAGAGATACATTGATTGATTTACATAATTATTCCGCAATGGCACTTATGTTACTAGACAATGATTTGTAATATTCAATCACTTTAGGATGTGATTTTATTTTTTGTGCATTAAATTTTGTTAAAAACAATCCATCCAAGGTAGTAATTCTAGATAATGCTACATAAATTTGTCCATATTCAAACACTGAATCACCTAAATCAATTTCAGCTCGTTGTAAAGTCGCACCTTGTGCTTTATGAATCGTAGTTGCCCATGCGTATATTAATGGAACTTGTATGATATGATCTGCTTCATGTGTCCATGTATGAGGTGCCAAGACCATGTCAATAGATCCAAATTTTACAATTGGATGTGGATTAAAGCCTACAACCACACCCTGACTTCCATTACAAATAGTTTCGTTTAAATTTACAATACACATAACTTGAGTTCCAATTTTTAATTTGATCATTTCATCACATTGAATATTTTTTTTTAAATAATCAACCGCGTAAGCATTTACAGATGAACACGCCATTTTAAATACATGTTCATCTCCAGTTAATTTGTTGTAATGCATGGTATTTATAAAATCCGCACTTTGACGTATAGGAACCAATTTTGTACAATTGTCTGATGGTTGAATACGCGTAGATAATATATCTAAACTAGATTGTGACAAAGAACCTGTACGTATTTCATTCATGATGGTTTGCAGCACTTGATCTTTTTGACGAAACATGGTTTTAAATTCAATACAATGATGAAAGGTGGATTTCCAAAACGCACTTTCAAAACAAAAATTTGATTTTACAGGTGGCAATTGATAAAAATCTCCACAACATATCAATTGAATGCCTCCAAAAGGTTTAGATGATTTACGTATGGTTTGACCTAATGTATTCAATAGGTCAAACAATTCCATAGACATCATACTTACTTCATCAATAATTAATACTTGGGTAGATTTCCAGCGTTTACATACATATTGATTTGATAATGCTTTATTCGCATCACCTAATCCTATTCCTGCCCACGAATGAAGCGTTTTTGCGTTACAATTCAAAAGAATAGCAGCACACCCTGTTAACGCACAAACCTGAACATTTTTTTTAGATTTTGACGAAACATGTTGTATCCATTTAGATTTACCAGTTCCGCCGCCACCTGTCAAAAATAAATTATCGCCTTTGGCAAATTGTTCTAGGGCAAAAGTTTGTTCAGGTGAAAAGATCATTTTTGTTTTAAAATGTTATATTTGGAATCAATTTAGTAGCATAATCTGAAACATAGGGTATAAAATTTGGAACATATGTAAATGTAACAGATTGATCTGCAACAACTCTATCCGGCAATCTGTAATGTGTATATAATGAAGCAAGTGCATTAAATACAAATGGAATAAATATAAATTTATTATCTGATATATCTGTATCGGATGATAATTGATCTATAATAATAATACCAAATTGTATAAATAACCCGTTTGTAGAAACTGAATTACATATAGCTGTAATAGGTTTGTATTTGATATTAAAATATCCATCAATAAATGGTTGATTATTAACTAACATAATGTTCTTTCCGAAATAAGTATTTTTAACATCGCTTACTTTGGATACAAAAGATTTATTATCATCCGCTACAACAGAAATATATGCAGCATCTTCCGTAACCGGTGAAAAAATTGCTTGATTATAATAAAATAAACTATTATTAGTATTAGTACCTTCGGCAAGTATATTCTGAATGTATTCGTTTGCTCCATCAATTGCGAGATCATTAATCTCATTGTTTGATAAATTTAAAATAAATGTTTTTTTGTAAAAAATTGGTAAAGTTCTATCAATTGGTACAAATGGTGAGTGTGAATAAATATATCTACGTTTATTGTTTGTTGGTATGTCAATTATAATGTTATGGTTGTATAATGTAATGCGTATTGCTGATCTAATATTCATTGTATTCAAATATGTTTGTAATTCATCTATATACGGAACTAATATACATGGAACTCTGTATGATTGTGTTATACCACCAACAATTTTTGTTACTGTTTTGTTACTTAATGTGTAATTGTATCGTTTTGATGTAACACACATATTATTTCCAGGTTCTAGTGTTCTTGAAATTGGAAATATTGGAAAACACAAACTCATATTTTTGTTCATATACAATACTCAAACATTATTTGTATACCATTGAACTGATAAATAAGGAGGGTTAGAATATAAAGCAGTTGATTTTTTATTAATGGTCAAATTGGGTCCTCGGTTTGAAATACTAATAATTTCTCCAGGAGACAAGGCGCTGCTATAATATTTTAAATCAGATAAATTTCCTGTAAATCCTCCATTTGAAGCAATGTAAATGTCTCCATAATTTTGTTTAGGAACACTAGAAAGAACGTGTCTTTTTGCTAAACTTCCGTTGATGTATACGTCAAGATCAGTGTTCATGACACGTATAATAACATTGACCCATTTATTCATTGGCATGTTAGGAACACGAATTTCTTCATTGATTGTATTGTATGTGTTCATAACAACAACAAGTTCATTTGTGTTGGGGGATAAATAAAGACCCGGTGAATTATTTGGCGTATTAATTCCTGTATCTGAATTAATATTTTGTTCACCTTTATGAAATATGTGTTTGTATTGATTCTTATCAACATTAATGTCTGTAATGTTCAACCACACAGACCATGAAAATACAATTCCTTCTTTATTTTTAGAACGTTCAATTGGTATTGCGCCAGGTGCACCTGATTCTTGTGATATATGAATAGGAACATTGCCAGGAACAATTCCTTTTATAATGTATTTATTATCCGGAGTAAATAAATAAGAAATGATAGTAATAATTAAATTCAAAGCAACAACAAATCCAATCAATAACATGATGATGAATAAAAATTTTGATATAGGATCATCTTCATCTAAGAATGACATAAACTATAATTATAAAAAAAATTGATTTAATTATTATTTATAAACATACAAATTATTATGTTTACCCCTATCTCATCCGTTGGAAAGCAGTTTGCGACGATCTTTTGCGATGTAAGTGGAAGCGTCATCGCCAATAAATTTAATGATAGAGATGTACTAAAAATGATGACCATCAAGCTATTTGAGCAGTTGACGCAAGATAATGTAAAGGTGTTTAAAGTAGTTTGGTATGGATCTCCTAATATTAAAAGTCCTTTGACAAATGGATTTATCATAGATTATTCAACCTATCTTACAACCTCTTCTGAAAGTTTTGAAGAAATGGCGCGTAAATATGCTCATTGTAATAATTTGACTTGTCCCAATTATGCATTAGATGGATTTGTAAAGGCGTACACGGATGAAGACAAAACAGCGTCTAAACCGCTTCATACATGGATGAATCCTTCAGCAACCGATGCGACCCGAAGTATTTATTTTGTATGCGATGGTGAATTGTATGATGGATCAGTTGATAAAAGTAATGTAAGTAAATTGTTTTCGGATAGCATGTCAAAGTTCATGAGTACATTTCCTCATCATCGTTTCACCATCATTGCCGTTGACGTTTCGTCGCGAGCAAGTGTTGAAAATGTAGTTGGCTGTGACATTTACAAATCTATTTCAAATACAAAACGTATTAATTTGTTTCGTGTATTTACACCATCTAATACAGATGGATTGAATATGTTTGAAAATCGTTATGTACCCATTACTCATGTTCCATTTGGAAATGAAATGTTTTTGCGTACGGATGAACCTTTGTTTTATGAATATTTGAGGTATACCATTCCAACCATTCGAGATGATACCATTGTAGATTTGGTACGAAAGACGAGTATGTCCTTGTCGGATTATATTGATAAAGAAGCAATGTCGGTCCATTCTGTTGGTCAAATCATTCATGTGTATTCTAAATTGTTTGATTTGTTTGAACCCAATGAGGAATGTATCATGACAAAGGATGAGATTGTAAATTCATTTAAAATTCAGGTAGAAAAGAATTTAGTTGGAGATGCCATTTTGGCAAATGAACTTCGTAAAACGCTCACTGAAAAGTTTCAGAATGCGGAAGAAGAGTTGAAAAAGGATGCACGTGCCGCATTTGGTTCAATTGGAAAAGAAATGGGAACCAGTTTTCTATTAGAAAATAAACTATATGTTGTACCCATGCGATCTGTTACCCACAAATGCTCAGATTACAATAAATCCGGATTTTGCGATCGTAATGGAACCATCAAACCTATTATGCCGTTGCTTACTAAGCCAAATGACATGGCCAAACAATGTATTCGCCAGTTTTCACGATATGCTATGGAAACATATGGTGTCGAACGCCGAAATGAACAATCCAAATTTGCGCTTCTTCTTGAAATGTTGTGTGTGGTTCGATCCGACGTTCCTGACACTATAAAAATGTGGTGGCGCCAGTGGGGACACATTATGCTTGAAAAAAAACTTTCGGGCAAGGACATTACTGAAATAGAACATTTTTGTGCCGGAAATGTGCTTAATGTTCGTGACATTGACCTTGTAGCAACCAAAGTGTTTGGACGACCGATGAACGCAACCGCACTTTGGTATGGAATTTGTAAAGAAATTGGTATTCACATTGGCGATGACATTTTGTGTTCCAATCAAATGTTTAAGAATACAGATGAACTAGAAAAACATCTAACTACCTTGCCAAAAATTTCAGTGTTATATCTTGAAGATGAACTAGATTATACGTGCCCCATTATCCAGGATTCTATTACATCCGGATATGTATTTCCAGATCATACATGGCGAAACATGACATGTTCACCTAAAATTGTTATTTCTACAGAAGGATTGAATGGAATGACAACGCCGTCTGGACATGTAAAGTGTTTGTATTGTAGGTCGGATATACTTAGATCTGACATGACGGCCGTCACCAAACTCGATACACCCGAATGTTTTCCAACAAAACAGGTTGTTTCTGCTGAATTTAAAATTATTCAAATGGTAGGCGTTCCAGGTTCAGGTAAATCTCGTTCGAGACGGCTTATGACGTTTGAATTTAATAAACTACACCCTGGTTGGAAAATTCATGTACTGAGCGTAGATGATGAATGCGTCTCGTTGATTCGGTCGCATAATGCAACATTACGAAATGTATTCAAAATGGCATCGGAAACGCTAAATGCAAAGGTTGGATCTATCTTAAAAGAGTCAGGTGTCAATGTAATTATTGTAGACACGTGTGGCGATTTTAAAGGAGATTTGTTTGGTCATAAAGTCAAGTACCCAACAACCAGGTTTGAAAGCAACATGTTTTCTAATGTAGTATGGGATACGTATACTGGCGGAACACTTTATGAAATCTTGTCGCGAAAAGATACTGCTGATTTTCTAAATCCAATTGATAGTGGTGTAGAAATGTGTATTTCCGTACACAAGAAAAAAATGAATACACTTTATCCAAATAAATATAAACTAAATGTTCCTACAAATCTTTCAGCTGCTCTTGAATATTTAAAGCCGTATCATGATAGTTACATTCAATATTTAACTGAAAATGATTCAAATGCTCGTATAGGATCGTTCATCAAGTCTGTATAAAATAACTATATGAATAAAATATATTTTTTTTGTACAAAAATATATTTTTTTTGTACAAAAATATGTGTTTTATAATTTAAAATATAAGTTTAATTTATAAAATATATATATTTTTAACATTATGAATTGTATATTTATATGTGTTTTTAATCAAGAGCAATATGTAGATATGTTTTTTATTTTATTAGAAAGTATTTTTATATATGGAAATTTAAATAATACTGATATATTAGTGTATACATCTACACCTTTTATGAATAAAATACAAAAAAGTGAATTAATGAATGATTTAATTAAATTTGTAATAAATGATACGTATGATAATATTAAAAAATCATGTATGGCAAGAACAGATATATTTGATTTGCCTATATCAACGTATGAAAAAATACTTTATTTAGATACAGATATTTTAATCAAAGATGATATTCAAAAAATATTTGATGTTTGTAAAGAGGATATTTTGTATGTTTTAGAAGAAGGTATTATTCAACGTGAAGGTGAATCTTATTGGGGAAATACATTATTTAACGATGATGAAATGCAACTACATAAAGATAAATCAGCATTTACCTCAGGAATACTTTTATTTAATAATTGTGAAAAAATAAAAGCCTTTTTTAAACATACAAAACAATTTATAATTGATACAAATATTGATTTTGTTTGTATGGATCAACCCTATATTATATACAATGCTTTCAAACATAATATATATGATAATCAAGTATTGAAAAATTTTGTTGTAAATAATGATAATAATATTCATAGTAATAAAGTGATTCATCATTTTCCGGGAGGACCTGGTGTTTATGATCACAAGCTTAAAAAAATGCACGCATTTTTAAACAATTTAAATGATTACAAAATTACAACGGCTATTTTTATGACAAAATTGTATATTCAAGAACATTTAATACCTATTATTGCTAATTGTGATGAACTATTAGAAGGCAACATTTTTATGAATCATCATACATGTACCTTTACAGATGATTATATTAATAAACAACAAAATATAAGTCTTTTAGTATTGAATAAAAATATTAAACATGTAATGGAAATTGGATTTAATTCAGGATTTTCAACATTACTCATGTTACTAACTAATCCTACTCTACAAATAACATGTTTTGATTTAGGTGAACATAAATATACAATTCCGTGTTATACACAAATAAAAACATTATTTGGAAACCGATTAAATTTAATTATAGGTAATAGTAAAACTATTTTACCAATGATCCAAGATAAATATGATTTAATTCATATTGATGGAGGACATTCAACAGATGTTGTTATTAGTGATATATATAATTCATATAGATTATCTAAACATGGAACAATATTAATTATGGATGATTATAATTTTACTAACATACATGATATATGGAATAACTTCATTACTATAGCATTGTTACAACCATTGAACATATGTTTATATGATACAAATTTACAAAGTATAAAACATGTATTGTTATAAAATTAAGTAAAAAGACACGAACATTTAACCTTGTTTAAAAAAGGGTTATCAGGAATAGTAAATGTAGGTGTTTCTTCTGTAACTGAAATAGCAACTACATTTTTATATTTTTTAAATTGTTTAACATCAATATGCTCATTGTAAATAACAACGCTCGCAAGAATGGTATGATTTATTTTTTCTGAATTTTTCAAAATTCCACGAATTTGAACGTAATATTTTCCTTCTGATAAAAAATCCCCTGTATACATATAAGTTACATTACATCCCTTTGTAACGTTCATCTCATAATAGTTGAATACCTTTAGGTTGTCCATATAAATAAGGATCTACTATAAAATGAGGATCAACTAATTTACATAAAATTTTACACAAAAGTTTTTGTTTCATCTTTTCCAAATAACATTCCTGAAGTGTCCAATATTCGTCTTGAACACTCCAATTTGTTATGTAAGGTGGATTACAAATAAAAGGAACCAATGTATCATTTAATAATGTATAAAAAGTACTATTTTTTAAATAGTTTAATTCTAAAGAAATGTGTGAAAATTTTTGAGTGATAGACATTGTATGAATTCCTACACAATATATATTGTTTTTTGATTTTACAATGCATCGTTTGTTACGCATAGGCGGCGATTTGTGTAAAGTAAGGCTGCCGTATTGAAGCATTTTTATTGTATTTTTGTTAAAATAGTATTCAATTTTATTGATTTAATATGGCCTGTATTTCTCGATGACGTAGTGTTTCGCGCTTTTTTTCAAATTTTTCTACAGGCAAATCTTTTATTTTGGCAATTTCTATTTCATAGGCTGCGCGGCGTGGTTGAAAATCTTTTAAATTGTCTAACACCAATTCAAACACTTGTTGTAGCGGTTTTATTAATTGATTCGTAATATAATGTTCATAATCAAGTTTTAATTTATTCTTTTTAATATATTCTGGATCTTCAATTCTATCACCTTGAAGCATTCCCTTTACTTTTGGTTTTTCAACAAATGCGTACCGAATACGATCGCCGGGTTTAGGTTTATTGCCAGGATCGCGTACACCCATTCTATCGGCCAATACTTTATGAGCAATTTGTTTTGGATTTTTATATCCAGATCGCAATGATTTGGTAATGATAAATTTGTCAAATGAAAATTCGTTTTGTTTTAATTTCTTAAAACATGATTTTACAAAATCTACAGCAGAATCAATATTACCATTTTTCATTAAAATATCAATCAACCCTCCATACACATCTTTTACAATAGGAGCATTATCACGGCGCTTCAGTACAATTCCCATGCTTTTTCGTTCACATGACTCTGTATCATGTTCATAAAGCATACCAACATACCGCTTTTTAGATAAGAGAATAAATGGCCAAAACGTCTTTTCATACTCTAGTTCATGTGGATCTTTTAAAAAGCTGGTCACCAATTGTCCGGCTTCTTCTGCTAATTCAATGGTAAGACCCAGCGCCTCTTTTCCTTTCAATTGGATACCATCTTTGATGAGTTTAAATTTAAAGAATACTGAATCTGTATCTCCATATACATATTCAGCGGTTGCGTTTACTTTTCCCTGAGAAGTATCACAATCCAAATGATCATATACATTTTCAATGACGCTTTTAGCGCACATGAGTAATTTTCTTCCGACAGCCGTACAACTGGCCGCTACATATTTATTGTAAAAGGCACTTGTTCGTGCGCCACACTGACCATACAATGAATTGGCCGTTGTCTTGTACGCCATTTGACGTTTATCTAAAATATTTTTCATAAATTCATCCTTTTCTTTCTTGATTAATTTGCGTGTTGCACTTCTAGCATTCAACAATTCCTCTAATACTGAAGGCATAATTGGTTTTTCATCTGGAAACTGAGCAAACCTACATACGACTACACCACATTTGATTTTTTCAGCTTTAGCCTTTGGCGTCTTTCGTACATATTGGTAAGCATCATATTCAATGTCAATGTAGGTATAATCAGGTAAATTATCGTAGATGAACACATCTTTTCGTTTTACACCTGTTTCACGTGTCAAAACACCTTCTAAATCATACTCTTTTACCCAGACTAGACTATCAGATGATATTCCTTCTGAAATCATCGATGATGGATAAAGAGATTTGAAATCACATACACCTACAGGGTCATCTACATAAAGATCGCATTTAGGTTTAAGAACGAAAGCACCTTCATATCCAGTATCAAATTCTGGAGGTTGAAGAACCGGCATTAGTGTGTCGCGCTTTCTACATTGAGACGCAATGTAACTTTGAAGTTTGATACCTTGACCACGCATAGTTAAATATTCAATTGGAACACTACAAACATTAGACATTTGAATAAATCCGTTAAGAATGTCAGTTTTATTGAGAAGATGAATAACTAGCCTACAATCTTGAATACAATACTTGGCAACAATGGCCCGATCCGAATCTGATCCATTGGACAATTTGAAAATTTGATGGTGGTCTACATCGTCTTTTGCAATACCCCATTTGACTTCACAATCCATATTAGGTCGCGCAATAGTGTCAACTACAAAATAATCAGAATGAATTTCAATCACGTTAAATTTTTGACCATTACGATAATAATTGGATGAATGTGATATTTCTTCAAAAACAATATAATTGTACAATTCAAGACCATACATATTTTTAGTATAAACACGCGTTTTATTCACATCATTTTCAATCTTGGAAACGCAATCGCCAATAAAATACGATGAAACCGCATCCAATTTGTATGATTCAAAATTATAATCACGTCTAAATATATTGTACAAATCAAATTGAAGACGTCCTTCAATGTTGAAATATTCTAAATTATATTCACCACTAGCTAAGATGACAGTTTTCTCTTGAATGGACCATTTATCATGTTTAAATTCACCAGACAAGACACCTTTATTTCTAGTTAATTGTAAAAATTCGTACACGCAATTTGTTTCTAGTGCGCGTTTGAACATAAATTTTTCATCAAATCCATAAATATTGTACCCAATCATAATATCGGGTTGTTGTCGTTGAATTAAATTGGTCCATGCAATCAATACATCTTTTTCATGATCATACGTTTCTATTTGAACATTATCTACAGGTGTACATCCATTCAACACAATACAATGGTTCAAATAGGGAACATGTTCTCCATAGTTAATAAATGTGCTCCCAATAAAAGTTACTTTATCACCTTCCAATGGCGGAAAATGATCATTTAACCACGTTTTTACTAAGAGCAAGGATGGTTTTTCTTCATTCAATACAGATATAATATGAATGCCTTGCGCAACGTCATCTATTTCTTCTTCGTCGCTTGAATCATCATTCGTAGTTGGTTGATTAAATATTGGTTCCAACACTTCCACTTCTTTTACATCTTGAACAACTTCAATGGGAGTAGATAAATGATCTTGAATTATTTTAGACAATTTTTCTTTAGAAATACTCTTTTTTGGATACACAAGGTCAACACCATATATGGTTCCATAACCAAATGCAGCAAATATACAAGTTTCAAGTAAATCAAAAGATTTGGCAGTACCTTTTAATTCAACTATATTTTCAGCTAATTTTTTATAATCTTTGATAGGAACCGGGAAATCACCATGACTACTACTAGCTTCAATATCAAAACTACATATTTTGTAAGGAGGCATGCTTTCTTTATCAGGCAAGGGAACAATTTGTTTACATGAAACAACGTATTCATAGGTACAAGTTGTAGTAGAGGCGTCCGGTGTAGGATTGAGTATTTTTATCCATCCAGAAGGACTAATTTCTTTAATATGAAAGAAACGCAAAAGGGGCTGTATATTAGCTTCATATAATTTGTATGAATTACCCCTGTACGTATACCCTCCAGGAATCAATACTTTTTTTTTATCAGGCATTTCTTTGTACCATAAATTACGGACTTTATAAAAAGATGGCATACCACGAAATTTAAAGCACAGAAAATTATGGTGTTTTCGGCCATCAAATCCGTCTAATTTTTTTTTATGAATCAATGAACAACTTAAAATGGATTCGGCATAATAATTTCCAACACGTTGTTTGATATGTTCAAAAAATACATTTTTATCTGATTTTGAAAACGAGTCATGAACCATACAAAAGAAATAAGGTTTGAAATCATTCACTTTAATTGAAAACGATTCACCTTTTTCATTGATTCCAAACATTTGTATTTTAAACGTTTGAGAATCTACTCCCTCTATTTCAACATCGTCATCATTGTATGCTTTAAAATCAATCAATCTAACCTCCATGTTTTATTAAACGTAATTTAATCTTATATCAATTTTTAAAAAATGTATACGCAAAAGTTATACATTTTAAAAATTATTAAAATTGAACCATTTAAAAATAATTACAATTAAAATGGAGTGTCCTATTTGTTTAGAGGAAAAAGATGATATTACAACTACTATTTGCAATCATAAATTTTGTAAAGATTGTATATCCACAATTATTGTAACTTCTATTACATGTCCATTATGTCGTGGATTACTTTTAGATGAAACTATTTCCATGAAGGCATTGAATGAAAGTATAAAACATTTATTGGGTAGTATATCTAAAAAGAAAAAAAAACTATTTTTAAAAAAATATAAAAAATTACAACAAAAAGTAACCGATGGAAGTTTGAAAGAAGATGAATTAGGAGAAGAAATTATTAGTAGTCTTATTACTATTACAGGTGAATATGCCAGAAACTTTATTAGATTACAAATACACGAAGCTGTTATTTATCGCGATACTTATATGGATGCTCCGTATGATGATTGGAGATTGCCTTATTTAAAAATTTTAAATGTTTTGTAATATTATGTCTGATTATGATTATTCAGTATCTGATGTTAATGTTGATGATCCTGATAATGATACTCGTTACAATATTAATGATCGTGTTGATAATCTTGTTATTAATCCTTATAGTGGAGGTAAAAAACGTAAAACTCGTAAATATTCATATAAACGTAAAGCCAGAAAAAGAACTAATCGTAAAAAAATGAAATATTAAAATTAATAATAGTATAAAACATGGACGGATATAAACAAATTAATGCTATGAAAAAAAAAATATTAAGTAAATTAAACGTGGATTCTAAATCACTTACCCAATACAAGTATATTAATGAATTACATGAATTGACAACAGGAGGATATATCAGATGGGTCAATGTCAACGATATTACTAAATTAATGAATGGAGGATTTGTAGTTCGTGTCGACATTGAAGATCATGGAACATTAATTGTTTGTAAAAACTGGAAAAATATGTTTTTTAGTTTATACATGGATGAATGTATTATTTTTCAACGAATAACACCCGAAGAACATATTTTGTATAAAGCAAATGATTTATAAAAATAATATATTTTAAATATATATGAACAATCTTGAATTATTGCAGGTTTATCATGTTGATAAAAAAAGTAGATATGGTTCAAACAGCGATGGTGGTTATGTAATAGCAGAATTAGATGGGGGATATGATTGTTACATTTCTGCGGGAATATCTGACGAAGAAAGTTTTTCGAGAGACTTTATTAATAAATATGATATGAATGAACATAATTGTTTTGGGTTTGATGGAACTATAGACGTTTATCCTTATCATTATACAAATAAAATTTCATTTATAAAAAAAAACATTAATTCGTTTGATGATGACAATAACACAAACTTATTATTTTTGACAAATACATATAATAATATTTTTTTGAAAATAGACATAGAAGGCGGTGAATATCCATGGCTATTGAACATTGATGAATCACAATTAAATAAATTTAAACAAATTGTGATAGAATTTCATGGAATTACAAATGATGGATGGAATTGTATGTATGATAATAAAGTCAAATGTTTAGAAAAATTATCAAAAACCCATTATATTGTTCATGTACATGGCAATAATTTTGGACCAGTATTTAATGATATTCCAGATGTAATTGAATTAACTTACGTTAATAAAAATTATTTTGATTTAGTTCCAAAATTTAATACACAATCTTTACCTATTAATAATTTAGATTTTCCGAACAGAACTCATTATAATGATATTAATTTAAACTTTTATCCATTTACAAATGTTGAGCTTGTTGTTGAACCAGTAGTTGAACCAGAGCCTGTTGTTGAACAAGTAGTTGAACCAGTAGTTGAGTCTGTTGTTGAGTCTGTTGTTGAACCTGTTGTTGAACCTGTTGTTGAACCAGTTGTTGAACCAGTT